CTGATGATTATGAGGGTGGTCATTTTCAGTATATTGATTCAAAATTCACCTTCGATAAATTGAAACCAAATCAAACAACAATTAATTTAGACGATATTGTTCAACCATTACCATTCTCTGCAAAGGAAAAAGGTAGCATGATTGTCTTCCCATCATTTGTACATCATCAAGTTAAACCTGTTACAAGTGGTACACGTATATCTTTAGTAGGATGGTTAGTGGGTAAACCATACGTTTAATATGGAAAGAGTAACGGTTCGTAAAGTCGATGATGTCTTTATGCAGGTTAATTGTGATGACTCTCTTGCACGTGACCTTTACGACTTCTTTTCTTTTACAGTGCCAGGCGCAAAGTTTATGCCGTCCTATAAAAATAAATTTTGGGATGGTAAGGTACGACTCTTCTCTCTAAAAACTAAAAAGATTTATATCGGACTATTACCATACGTTGATGAGTTCTGTAGAGAACGTGGATTTGAGTTTGGTGGTATTGAAGATGTTATAGGTGAAAAGACACTTCTTACAGATGAGGATGTTGATTTCTTTATTAACGGTGATGACCTAATTCCAGGCTTAGGTCTTCCCTTTGAACCACGTGATTATCAAATAGATGCATTTAAAACTGCAGTGCAATATGGTAGACAACTTCTGCTATCACCAACTGCAAGTGGTAAATCACTTATTATATACATGTTATGTAGGTGGTTTGAGGGAGAAATGTCTTTACCTAACTGTAAGACCGTTATAATCGTTCCTACGACATCTCTAGTGGAACAGATGAGTAAAGACTTTGAGGAATATGGATACAAAGAAAAAATTTGTAAGATATATCATGGACAAGAAGTGTTTGATGCACCTATTACCATTACCACATGGCAGAGTTTTTCTAAAGCACCTAAAGAAACATTACAGTCATTCGATGTAGTCATCGGAGACGAAGCACACTTATTCAAAGCACAAACACTTAAGAGTATACTAGAGAAGATGTCTTCCACTGGTTTCCGTATAGGTACTACAGGTACACTTGATGGAAGTGAAGTACATAGACTACAACTAGAAGGTTTGTTTGGGCCTGTTAAGAAAGTTATATCAACTGCAAAATTAATTGAAGACGGAACGATTGCAGACCTGCAAATAGATTGTGTCATACTTCGTCATACTAAACAGAAGAAGATGTCCTACCAAGAAGAAATGGATTACTTGGTAAGTCATGCTGGACGTAATCAGTTCATTACTAATTTAGTTGCATCCCTAAAGGGCAACACACTAGTGTTGTTTCAATATGTAGAGAAACATGGTGAAGTCTTATATCCTATGTTAGATGGAAGAGTGGAAGACTTACACTATGTGTATGGTGGAACTGATACTGAAAGTAGAGAAAAGGTTAGAGAGATTGTTGAGAAGTCTAAGAATAGTGTCATACTAGCATCATACGGAACTTTCTCTACAGGAGTTAATATCAAACGAATCGACAACATTGTATTCGCATCACCATCCAAGTCACGTATCAGAAACCTACAGTCTATTGGTAGAGGATTACGTAAGACTGAAGGGAAGGATAAAATGAGATTGTTTGATATTGCCGATGATCTACAATGTGAGAACTTTACGTTGAATCACCTCAAAGAAAGAATAAATATATACAATGAGGAACAATTTCCATATGAGATTCAACAGTTCGAGCTAAAAGATGACTAGCCCAAGAGATTTAAGTTTAATCCCAACAAAGTATGAAATACTTCGTCTTGATACAGGTCAAGAAGTGATAGGTATGACTCGACAAAATGGTAACATCGTTGAAGTAACTCTACCTATGATTTGTCATTTATCAGTAACAATGAGAGGTAAAACTCTTGCAACATTCTATCCATATTCACCTCTAACCTCAGATACAGTTGTAAAAATTCCTGAAGAAATGATTCTTCATAGAAACAAAGTTAATCCTCAAGTTGTGCCGTTGTATGACAATGCATCAACCAGTTGGTTAACTATGTTAGAAAACAAAAGTATACCACTTGCAAATAAGTTATCAAAAGATGATAACGTAAATGTACGAAACAATGTAGATGAACTTATAAGACAACTCTATGAAGATAAACATATGGCTACTGAAGAAGAGTTTTTAGAAATGATGGAACAGGAATTTCTTAATAGTCAAAAAGACTCTGAAGACCCATATGAAAAATTTAAAAGATTAACTCCACCAAAAGATAAGAAAAAAATTCATTAAATTCAGTTTGTTAGAACTCAAAGTTTTATAAATATCCACGTGTATAACGTGGTGTTATATCATATTATCAATGGAGTTTATAAAAGAAAGTGACTGAGTTAGTCAAAAAATTAAAAAAAATAGATGGTCAAACAATTGTGGAGGGGATGGAAGTAGGTGTTCTCGTGTGCGTGTTTGTAATATGCACAATAGCAGTTGCACCTATCGTATAACATATGGAAGTAATAGCAATATCAGTTCTATCGATAATCGTTAGTTATTTTTATTTGAAGTATGCGCCCATGCATGATATCAGAGGTGCAATTTATTATGCAGAACACATCGCAAATCAGAAACACAAAAATGAATCAGTTGGAACTACCACTAAATAAGCCGAAGGATGCAACTCCTGAAGAGGTTGCAGAATGGAGGGAAACGGATTTCTTTTCAAAAGGTGATTTCGATGTCATGAAACTGTTTGTCGTCATTCCTGCTGTTGTTCAGGTTGTCATGTTTAGTTTCATGTTAGGTGTATTTTATATAAACAATCTCTTTATATAATATATTCCCTGTGGGACATAATCATTTTATCATAGATTTCTGAAATCACAAGGGGGTTTTTAAAAAAACTTCATATAAATACTAGATAATGGTAGAACTCACCAACGAAGCAATTACTCAAATTTTGTCGTTACAAGAAAAGGATGCATTTAAGTACATCAGAGTTGGTGTTACTGGTGGTGGTTGTGCTGGTTTTGAATACATCTTTGATAGCAGTTTAGATGCTAACTTAGATGATACAGTAATTGATTATGGAAAATTCTCTATCCTAATTGATAATCATAGTGTACAATATATAGAAGGGATGACACTAGATTATGTCAAAGAAGGACTCAACTCTTTCTTCAAATTCATAAACCCTAAAGAAGCAGCATCATGTGGATGTGGGGTTTCAGTAAACTTTAATATTTGAAAAAAACCCCTTGTAGAATGGGGGGTTATGGTGTATAGTATACGTATGACTACTAAAAAACCTAACGAACACTATGTTAACAACAAAGAGTTCACACAAGCAGTCTCCGAGTTTAACATTGCATGTAAACTTGCAGAAGAAAAGGGGGAAACCCCACCAAAGATGACAGAGTACATAGGAGAGTGTATCTATAAGATTGCTACACGTCTATCTACACGTCCAAACTTTATCAACTATACGTACAGAGACGAAATGATTTGTGATGCAATCGAAAATTGCATTCAGTATATTGGTAATTTTAATGCAGAAAAATCCAACAATGCATTCGCATATATCACACAGATTTGTTACTATGCATTCCTAAGACGTATTCAAAAGGAAAAGAAACAAGTTTTCATCAAACAACAAGCTATCGATGCAACAAACATTACTATGGATGCATACGATACAATTGATGGTGTTCACAACCCTGAATTCACTAATACAAACATTGAGTGGATGCAAGAGAACATGAACAGAGTTGAATACGAACCAAGAAAATCAAAGAGAACGAAAACAACAAAAAAAACATCATTAGATAAATTTACTGAATGAAAATAGCACTATTGAACGATACCCACTGTGGTGTTCGTGGTGACATGATTGAAATGTCCAAATACCAAGGACGCTTCTATAACGAAGTGTTCTTTCCATACTTAGATGAACATGATATTAAACACATCATCCATCTAGGGGATTACTTTGACCGAAGAAAGTACATCAACTTTGCATCGATGAAAGCAAACATTAAACATTTCATTGAACCTATGAATGAACGTGGTATTACCATGGACTTAATCATCGGTAATCATGATACCTATTATAAGAACACTAACGAAGTAAATGCACCTGAGTTACTTCTCTACAATCAACCTAATGTCAATGTGATTTCCGAATGTGAAGTCAAAGAGTACGATGGGTTCAACATTGCATTGGTTCCTTGGATTAACTCTGAGAACTATGCTGATTCAGTAGAGTTTTTACAATCTGCAAATGCAAGTTGGTGTATGGGTCACTTTGAGTTTGAAGGTGCATTGATGATGCCAGGCATGACATGTCAACACGGACTTGACCATTCATACGTCAAACGATTTGACAAAGTATTGAGTGGACACTTCCATCAGAAGTCAGAGTTTGCAAACATCAGATACCTTGGTTCACAAATGCAGTTCACATGGTCAGATTATGGTGATGGGAAACACTTCCACATCTTTGATACTGAGAAGGTTGAATTACTTCCAGTACATAACCCAATCACCATGTTTGAGAAAGCATTCTATGATGATACTAAAGAAACCTTTGAGACAATTAGTAATGCTGATTATAGTAAGTATGATGGAAAGTTCACAAAGATTGTAGTAGTCAACAAAGAAAATCCATATTGGTTTGATACATTCTTAGATAAAATTCATGGAGTCAATCCATTACATGTATCAGTAGTCGATGACAACAAACACATGGACTTTATGGATGACGAAGATATGGGGGATGTTGAAGATACTTTAACAATCCTAACAAACTATATCGAAGGTCTTGATATTCAAGGGAAGAAAAAACCCCTTACAGAATTGATGACCTCATTATATAATGAAGCACTTGACCAACATAATTATCTATGATTATATTTAAGAAAGTAAGATATAAAAATTTATTATCATCAGGTAACAAGTTTACCGAAATTCAGTTAGATTCCCATCAAACAACTTTGATTTTGGGAGAGAATGGTGCAGGTAAGTCTACCTTACTAGATGCACTATGCTTTGGACTCTATGGTAAAGGGTTCAGAAACCTTAAGAAAGACCTTCTTATAAACTCTATCAATGGACGTGACCTCATAGTTGAGGTTGAGTTTGACATTGGTAGGAAATCATATAAAGTAATTCGTGGTGCAAAACCTAATAAGTTTGAGTTGTATGTCAACGACACACTCATTAATCAAGATGCAACCATGAAGGACTATCAAGAACACTTAGAGAAGAACGTACTCAAAATGAGTTACCGTTCCTTTACTCAAGTTGCAATTTTAGGTTCTGCAAACTTTACACCTTTTATGCAGTTAAAGGCAGTAGAAAGACGTAAACTCGTAGAAGACCTATTGGATATCTCTATCTTTACAACTATGTCTGACATATTAAAGACAAAGATTTCCGAACATAAGATTGAAGTGAATGAAAATAATCATGAAATTGAAATACTAGAAGAACGTATCAACGGATTGAATGGACAACTCAATGCACTTCGTGAAAATCGTGAAAAGAAAATAAAACAATATGAATCCACCGTTGATGAAACTCAAACAAACATCGACAAACTTTTAGGAGAGGTGGATGAAAAGACGGAAAATGTGGTGGAGAAAAAATCCACCATCAAGGATAAAGACCCTCAGGGCGATAGACTCAAAAAAGCAACAGAACTGGAGAGACAGTTGCAAGATGCTAGAAGGAAAGCAATTAAGGATGTCGAATTCTATGAGAAAAATGATGACTGTCCAACATGTAAACAGGGATTAGATAATGAACACAAAAAGAAACACATTGCAGAAAGACAAGCTAAAGCAGATGAAATCAGGACTGCTTTGGTTGAAATTGAGAAAACAATCAATGAGTCCAATGGAAGACTTGAAGAAATCTCCAAGGTACAATCCGAAATCGATGATATTCAGAGAGGAATTGGTCTTCTTCAAGCAGAAGTGGTTTCAAATCAAAAATTCATTAAAAAGATTCAGGGAGAGATTACTAAGTTAGAACAGGAACAGACTAGTAATAATAATGTTCAAGAACTCATTGACAGCGAAGAGGATACATTAGACATTCTCCATACAAAAAAAGGAACACTTGTTGAACAGAAACATTATCATGACATTGCTGTGACACTACTACGAGACCAAGGTGTCAGACAAAAGATTATCAAACAGTATGTTCCAGTCATGAATAAATTAATCAACAAGTATCTTGCACAACTTGAATTCTATGTTGGGTTTGAACTTAACGAATCTTTTGAAGAAACAATCAAATCAAGATTCAGAGACGTGTTCAAATACGATAACTTCTCACAAGGTGAAAAGATGAGAATCGATTTATCATTATTGTTTACTTGGAGAAGTGTAGCACGTATGAAGAACTCAGTGAATACCAATCTACTCATACTAGACGAAGTGTTTGACAGTTCATTAGACACTAATGGTACAGATGACTTCCTAAAATTATTAAATACCTTGACAGAAAAAACAAATGCATTTATCATATCTCATAAAGGAGACGTGCTTTACGACAAGTTTGAAAATGTTATACGATTTGAGAAACATAAAAACTTCAGTCGCATTGCAGAATAGATAAATAGTATTATGAAAAGTTTTTCAGAGTTCACAGGATTAGACACTACAACGAACACTAAGAGAGTTATCTCTGAGTTAACTGTGAGTCCTGATTATCAACGAAAGGGTGTATTTAATCCCTATTATGTTTTAGATACTAAGATAGAACCCATCACTAATATAGTGGGTGATGGTGAAATCAAATTCAAGTGTACCAACACACCAGCAGGAGAAGAGTTACTCACATTGGGTAATGGTAAATTCTTTTTTCAAGTTGAAAAGGATGGAGTAGACCAACCCTACTACATAAGAACAACTAAGTCTGCAGTTAAAGACCACCTCGGTGGGGGTACACGTAAAAACTCTACCGCTTCATCTAACGTAAATGAATTCTTATCTCTTTACTTTGTTGCACACCCTGAAGAAGGAAACATGGATAGTGTAGATTGGGAAAAAGAAGTTGGTGGACGTACAGGCAAGACTGGGGTTTTTGACGGTGAAGGAAATGCAGTTACATACGAAGACTTAGTTGAATTATTAGATAAAGACGAAACTGCACAACGTGATATCAAAATTGGTATGGCAAACGGAGTCGCAGTAAGGAACGACCTCAGAGGTAGAAAGATTAAAAAACTCTACTGGACACCACGAGGTAAACCTGCAGGAATCAGTGGTAAGAATCCATCAGACGTGATAGTAGAACTAGACGATGGGTTTATAGGATACTCTAATAAAATTTCTTCAGGTAAAGATGCAACGCCAAAGATGAATTCATCTATTACTGCACAATACAAAAAACTTGGAGACTCAAAACAACTTAAAACAGTAATGGAATTTATTGATAAATCTCTTAAACATGCATTTGATTCTATCAACAATTCTGAACTCAAAAAGACAATTACACCACTATTAAAAAAAGTTGCAAAGGATGAATACACAGAAGGTGGTTCAAAATCTTCGTTCCCTAAAATTGCAAGAGAGTTTAACAAACATGCACTGAACTTTTATCAAGATGGGTTTTATTATCCTTTTAGAAATAAACTTATTAACTTTTTCAAAAATCATCTTGGAAAGAGAGACGGAAAAAACTTACAGTACATGTTAAACACTATGGGGTACTACACTTACCCTGATGCTGACTCAACACCATGTCCATACAAGATGTTAATTGGTGCAGAGTCCAAGTCTGTTATTAAAGACATTGCAGATAACATAGAATTAAAATCTATCGTATTAGAAAAAAACCCTAGTAATTATACAGGAATTAAAGTAGAATATAAGGAAGGTCAACAATCGTTTAAGGTACATTTCAAATATAAACCATTAAACAAGAATTGCACTTTACCGATTACGTTGAGAACAAGAGCATCAGGAGGTTGGCAAGGTAAATCACTTTATATGTCATCCTCAGGTTTAATAGTAAAATAATATGTACGAATTGATAGACGAAGCATCAAAGGTGTTAAGAACACCTCCACTACCCTTTGATTTTGAAAACCCACCACACGACCCTAAAGAACTTGAGAAGTTACTTGCAGAAGCAATGGAAAAGTTTGGTGGTATCGGTCTTTCTGCAAACCAAGTAGGAGTAGATGCAAGAGTCTTTGTAATGAGAACAGCAGACTCAGGTATTGTTGCATTCTTCAATCCTGAACTCACTAAGGTCTCACAAGAAACAGATTTAATGAAAGAGGGGTGTTTATCATTCCCTGACCTTTATCTAATGATTAAAAGGTCTAAAGTAGTAGAACTAAAATATCAAGACAGTGATGGTGAAGAACATATCATTACACTAGATGGATTAGGTGCAAGATGTGTTCAACACGAAATCGACCACCTAAACGGAATAGTATTCTTACAACGTGCATCTAGATTGAAACTTGAACGTGCTCTCAAGTCTAGACCAAAAGAGAGACAACGGAGAATTAACTATGAACGAAGTCAAGCCATTGCAAGAGCAATCAAAGATTTACAGTCCAAAAAGGATTCCGAATCTACTGGAGAAACCAGTAGCGAAGAACTTGATAATGTGGATGAAAAAACACACACACTTGAGAACAGTGGGTGATGGTTCAGATTATACTGCAGTAAATAAAGTACATATACATAACCAACACATCAGAGACTGTCTCAATGCAATTGAGTATAATCTAGTTGGTGAGATTCGTAAAATCTGTGATGCAGTTGTATTTCCTGAAATGACAATTCTCACTGAATGGGCGATTGGTTCTCTACAAGAACCTCATGTTGACCTTTACAGTAATCATGATGTTAAAGTAGGAGACGATGCTCCAAGTTTTTCTAGAGGGTGGACATGTATCATCAATCTAAATGATGACTTCAGGGATGGACGTACATACTTCCCACCATCTGAACACAATCCTAAATTAATAGAAGTTCAACCTGAAGCTGGAACAGGTCTTCTGTTTCAAGGCATTCACCATTTACATGGGGTTGAAAAAATTAGAGGTTGTCCACGATACACTATTGCAATATGGTTTACCACAGACTTAGGTAAAATCATGTATGATTCCCCCATCAAAGACCTCAACATAGACCACGTACAGGTTAGACTTACGTAGGACTTGACAATGCCCCCAACTTTTTGATACACTAGTATCATCAATTGGAGGTAAATATGTCAAATCAAGCAAACGACCAAATCATAGAAAGGGCTATTTCTGATGCAGAATCAGTAGTAGCAAGAATGTCTGATACCAAAGTAGAACAAGTTGGTTTCGTCAACTACGGTGTTAAAGGCATTCACAGAGATTGCTTAATAGAGAAAGTTGCAAATACTTTCTACAATGAATACATGGAGGCACCAACACTCCATGGTTAAGTACCTGAAAGAAATCACCAAGTGGGATGGGGATATCCCCAACCACACCTACATGGTAGATGAAAAAGGTAACCTTGTTGGTTACATCAAAACTGGAACTAAAGAGGAGATTATCTTTAAATCTCCAATGAAACAGTTCTCCAAATCTCATAGAAAATTCATAGACTTACGTAGGGGTTGACAAAGCCCCTCACTTTTTGATACCATATACACATGACTGAGAAATTAAGAACCCAAAAAGACACTCTTGCGAAACTGATGGCTACTGAAGACATCACTGTTGTTCATAAGAGAATTCCAACTGCATACTTTGATGTTAAGAACAGGATTCTTGCCTGTCCTATTTTCAAAGAAGATATCTCACCTGAACTCTATGACTTGTTCATGGGTCATGAGGTGGGTCATGCATTAAATACACCTTACGAAGGACTACACTCTACTCTTAAAGAGAACAGAACTCTTAAGGGTTACCTTAACGTTATCGAAGACGTGAGGATTGAGTCTGCAATTAAAAACAAATATCAAGGTCTTAGAAAGTCTTTCTTCAAAGCATACAATGAGTTGATGGAAAAAGACTTCTTTGGTATCAGTAAAAGAAACCTACAAGAACTTTCACTAATTGACAAAATCAACTTGATTACTAAAGTTGGTTCTAGGGTCAACATCAAACTGACTGATGAAGAAGAAACATTCCTTGACATGGCATATGCATGTAAGACTTGGGATGATGTTGTGGTTTGTGCTCAAGCAATTTACGACTGGTCTAAAGAGAATGAGACTAGGGATGAGAATGATGAGTCAATTGTTCCAACATCTTATCAGTATGAAGAGTCAGACTTTGAAGATGAAGACTTTGATGACTTCGGTGAAGACGAAGGTGAATACGAAGACGAAGATGGTCAAGGTGATGAAGGTGGGTCTGAAGACACTCTTCCTGATTTAGAATCAGAAGAGGGTGAGAAACCTGCTGATGCAATCTCTTCTGAAGAACCTGAAGAAGATGATGACACTAAAGATACTGGTACTAAAGTTATTGGTAGAAACGGTGGTGGTTCTTACGATGATGAAAACGGTGCAAGGGAGTCAATTACTGAACACAATGCACACAACAACGAAGACCAATATCTTTCTGATGCAAACATTATCAAAACTCAGTTCACTCCTCCTATCAAAGAATTGACTACTGAAGACATGTTAGTGTCATGGTCTCAGGTTAAAAAAGACTGGACTGAATATCTTTCAAAGAAAGATACACCTAAAGCAGAATTGATGGGTGAACACACTGCAAAGAAACTAGAACAAAAGTCTAGGAAGATTGTCTCTCACATGGCAAAAGAATTTGACATGAGACAGACTGCACAAAGAAGTAAACATGCATTCACTGGTAAGACTGGTAAGTTGGATATGAATAGACTTGCCAAGTATCAGATTGTTGATGATGTTTTCAAAAGAGCAGTCTACCTTCCTGAAGGTAAGAACCATGGTCTAAACGTAATGTTAGATTGGTCAGGTTCTATTTCTAATGAAGTGAAGGACTTGTTAGAACAGTCTCTAATTCTTGCAGAGTTCTGTAGAAAAGTTCAAATCCCTTACAGGGTTTATCTGTTCTCAGACTCTTATGGAAGAGATTATATCGGTAACAGGGATGCTAAACTGATTGAGTTGTTGTCTAATGAACAATCAAACAGAGACCACAAACTTGCATGTAAGTATATCGGATGTATCTACAATGAACACTTTTTAAGAAGTTTCTCATGGAGAAATTTTGAGAAAGCAGAAAAAGCATACAACGAATGGTTCTCACCTGTTGATGAACACTTTGGTGGTTACCTTTACATGCCTGGTTCTGTTCCAAGTGGTTATAATTTAGGTGGTACACCACTAGATGAGACACTAGGATACATGAGAGTGTTACTTCCTGAGTTCAATAAGAAGTATGGTATTGAGAAATCTATTCTCACTGTCATCACTGACGGTTTCTCTCACAATGGTGACTTGTATGATAAATCAGTTTCTGAAAATGATGACTGGGATAAACAATGGAAGTCAATTGAACAAGACAATGAGTACATCTACAGAGGTGGTGTGACTCAGTCTAGAGAATTGATTGACCCTTTCACTAAAAAGGTTTACACTTTCACCACTGAAAAGGGTTGGGATAGACACGAGTTCAAAAGAACTCAGAACATTCTCAACTGGATTGCTGACACTACAGGTGTCATAGTCACTGGTTACTTTGTTGTTGGAAAGAAACACGAAGCAATGAATGTCCTTTATGAGGCAACTGGAATGTATCATGACCAAGATTGGGCAGAAATCAGAAAGACTGGTAAGGTTTACTCAGTCCATGGATATAACAAATTGTTCATCACTTCATCGAATGCATTGAGAGTCGATGGAACTGATGAACTTGATGAAGAACTTGTCGATGCAAAGAAGGTTAGAATCTTGGCTGCATTCAAGAAAAATCAGAAATCTAAAACTACTTCTAGATTTCTAACTAATGAATTTATTAAGGAGATAGCATAATGGAACCATTGAAAATTGATGAACAATTCTATTGGGGTAGTATGAACACTAGTCCAATGTCTAAACTTGCTGATGCAATTATGGAGGTCGGGCCTTCACCCTGCATGAAGTTTGAATGTGAGAGGAAAGACTTATGTGCCACAGAAGGTGTTGAGTGTAAGGCATTCAGATTTTGGGTGAACAACGGTGCAATGGAAACTTGGTCTAAGAAGGAAGGCAAAATGGTTTCTATTGAAAAGGATGTGACTAGAATTTTAAGGATTATAGAATAATAGGGTTGACAAAGCCCCTCACTTTTTTATATAATATAAACTGATGATGAATAAGGAGACTACATGAATAAAAGATCATATGACAGGTCAGAGTCAATTTCGATTGACGGCAAACCCTTCCACTTTACCCCTGACAGGAAGGAATTTTTGGACTCACTTCAGAAGAAGTATCCAAATCAAACCTCTTTTACTAAAGAGGATTTCGAGAATCTAGGACATTTCCCCTACTGGGTGAAACATACTAGGTATAACTTTAAACAAGGTTCGGTGTTTAATCTCCAACCTATTTTGGGTGGTGGTTCCACTGCTAAGGTTGTTGAAATGAAAACTCCAACTCCTGCACCTCAGGTGACAGTCATGCCGACACAACAAGTGTCTAACATGCCAGTTGCTGCTGCAACTGAGTCTGTCAATTCTGACAACTTTAAAATCATTCCTGAGAAGATGTCGAACTACGTTCCTTTTGGACACTTTAAAGATGTTGAGAACATCATCAAGTCCAAAATCTTCTTTCCAGTATTTGTGACTGGTCTTTCAGGTAATGGTAAAACATTAATGATTGAACAAGTGTGTGCAAAACTGAAGAGAGAACTCTTCAGAGTCAACATCACCATCGAAACCGATGAAGATGATTTGATGGGTGGACACACTCTAGTCAATGGTAACATTGTCTTCAGAGAAGGCCCTGTCATCAAGGCAATGAGGAAAGGTGCTGTCCTTCTTCTTGACGAAGTTGACTTGGGTTCTAACAAAATGATGTG